CGATCCAGCAGGTCGCGGTTGCGGATCTCCATCGTCCCTTCCTGCACCTGCTTGTGCAGGCGCTTCAGGAACTTATCGACCGCTTCGCTGCAGTCCAGCGTGCTGGCCAGCTCCGGCTCGGGTTGCGCTTCTTGCCACGGCAGAGCCATGAGCTTTTCGCGCAGTTCCTTGGGATCGGCCTTGCGCAGCTCCTTAGCGCGTTCCTTGTCCAGTCCGAACTTCTTCGTGGAGCTGAGGAACACGAACGGGCCGTGCTTTTCAAACCATGCCAGCAGCGACTGCCGACGCGCCACCTTGCCGAGTGCAGAGATCAGTTCGTCAGCCAGCGTCACGTCGCCATGCGCGAGCGCGTGGAACGTGATTTCGACTGCCGTCTCCTGAACATCCTTCGTCAGCGTTGCGATAGCGCGGCCGATCTTGCCAATGCGGGCTTGAATTTGCTTCTTATCCATGATGCTTCCTTGAGTGAGTGAGTTAGGGGCACAACCAATGCACGTATTCAATGCACTGGAGAATGCCCCCAACGATCAGGAAAGCTAAAACCTAGTGGGGTATTAACAGCGCCCCCCACTTGTTGGCGCTACGGGTTTGCTTGTTGGGCACCGTCTCACCCCGATGTACACCGGCCTTCTGAGGGGCTCGGCATGCGGCAGACCCGCATGTTTCACTTTGCGACTTGACGCCCGGCCCGGCGTTACCCGTTGGCGTGCGACTATCCGCGAACCCTCGGCCATCAGGCATCCCCACAATCAGTTGTCTCATGCAGGGGGAGCGTTAACCTACCCGGTTCCCGACTGTTTGCGTTATCTCGCGCAGGATGTCGGCCTTTCCACCTATGCCGAGCCCATGAATCCGATGAATAGGGGGAGGGGGTGGGGCCGAGAGGGCGAGGTGCCGGCCGGTGTTTACCTATTCCACACCTACCACGCACCATCCTCATTCGTCCTCATACGTGCAAGAAATTTTTGGACAAAACCCCTACACCAATATGTCTACATACATGCGACCGTAACCCCTACCCATACTCGCCACCAGCCCATACAATCCCCACGCATGAACGAGGACAACCCGGCAGTTTCCAAGCAGGTATCTATCCCCCCAGCGTTCCTGGAGGAGGTGGGTGGCGACCCGCGGGCCCTGGAGGCGTGGTGCAGGAAGCTGTACCTCGTTGGCGTCGACAAGATGCAGCGCGCGATGCGCGACCAGACCATCCCCCTGTCGCAGCGGCTGTCGTGGCTCGACCACTTGGCGAAGTACGGCGGCCTGGGACAGGCGCGCAACCAGCCCATCACGGCGCAGGGCAGCGGCTTCAGCGTGCAGATAGTGCTGAACAACCAGACACCGTCCCCCACCCCCACAACGACCCAGCCCCTGCCCACCGTCGAGATCATCGAGAACGAGCCGGCCGAAGCCGCCAGCACCACAAGCGCCGACACTGATGAGTGACGAGGTCACTGTCTACAAGGCCCCGCCATCACTGCAGGGGTTCCTGACGAGCGAGTCGTTCATCAGCCTCGTGTGTGGCCCGGTGGGCAGCGGCAAGAGCAGCGCGTCCATGCTGAAGATCGCGTACCATGCGGCGCGCATGCGCAAGCAGAAGGACGGCATACGCCGTTCCAGGGCAGTGGTCTTGCGCAACACGGCCGAGATGCTGTCCGATTCCACGCTGCCCACGTTCAACACGTGGTTCCCGCCGGATGTCGCAGGGACGTATCACAAGACGGAGAAGAAGTTCCTGCTCAAGTTCGGGGACGTGGAGTGCACGATCCTGTTCAGGGGCCTGGACGACGCGAACGACGTGCGCCGGCTACTGTCCCTGGAGGTGAGCTTCGGCGTGCTGGATGAGTTCCGAGAGATCAACCCGGACATCTTCAACGCGCTGCAGGCGCGTGTGGGGCGCTACCCCTCGATGAAGGACGGCGGGTGCGTGACCGACGATGGGAAGCCGAACCGGCACGTGTGGGGCGCGACGAACCCGCCAGATCAGGATTCGTGGTGGGCGGAGTACATGGACAACGCGCCGGACAACGCGTCGGTGTTCATACAGCCCTCGGCGCGCAGCCCGGAGGCGGACTGGCTGGAGCACCTGCCGGAGGACTACTACGACGATCTCGCGCAGGGGAAAACTGACGACTGGATCGCGGTCTACATCGACAACAAGTTCGGGCGCAGCCTGTCTGGCGAGCCGGTGTTCGGCAAGAGCTTCGACACCGAGAGACACACCGCCGCGTCACTCAACATCCTCAGCTCGCCGCTCATCATCGGCGTGGACGCAGGGCTCACCCCCGCAGCGGTCATCGGGCAGCTTGACTACCAGTCCCGGCTCATCATCCACGACGCGATCACCGGGGAGAGCATGGGGGCGTTGCGCTTCGTGCGCGAGCGGCTGAAGCCGCTGCTGTCGAATAAGTACGCGGGCAGGCCGGCGGTCATCGTCATCGACCCCGCAGCGTTCCAGCGGGCGCAGACCGACGAGCGCACCGTCGCAGACATCTACAAGGCCGAGGGGTTCAAGGTCATCCCGGCGCGGACCAACGCCATCGCGGCACGCATCGCCGCGGTCGAGAGTTACCTGACCCGCACCGTCGACGGTAGGCCGTGCATGCTGATCGACAAGACCCACGCAGCCCAGCTCGTGACCGCCTTGCGGAGCAAGTACCGCTACAAGATCAACACCAAGGGGCAGAAGGACGACACGCCGGAGAAGAGCCACCCCTGGTCGGACATCGCGGACTGTGCGCAGTACGTGGCCATGCACGCCGACAACGGCACGACGTTCGGGGCGAGACACACGAGCACTCGTGTGGAGATCAAGCCGGTGAGCTATGCTTACGTGTAAGTACGTGCTAGACTGAGGCGCCATGCAAGCCTTGGGACTCCCTATGCCCCCGCCCGTGCTCCCCCAGCAGGGGGCGCAGGTCATCAACTTCAACGGGGTGCTACCCGTGCGCGGCCAAGCCGCGGTGCTGGCGATGGACAAGGAGCGCGACAGGTTGCGCTCCGCGCAGTTCGAGAGCGAGCAGCAGCAGCCGGTGATCACCGGCCTCGCAGGACACATCAGGAGCTTCTGGACCAAGGCGTCGCAGGCTCGGCAGACTGTCGAGCAGGAGATGATCGAGGCCATGCTGGCTCGCAGGGGCGAGTACACCAGCGCCAAGCTGCAGCAGATCAGGGAGTCCAAGCAGCCCGCCATCTACATGATGGTGGCGGCATCGAAGATGCGTCAAGTCGAGGCGCTGATCCGCGATGTGCTGCTCGGCACGGGGGCCGACAAGCCCTGGACGCTGGCTCCGACACCGGAGCCCGAGCTGCCCCCAGCCATCGTGGCGCAGGTCACGCAGCAGCTGGCGACGGAGATCCAGCAGGCCATGATGAGTGGCTTCATGCCGACCATCCAGGCCGCGCAGGCGCGCCTGCGGGAGATCCGCGACGAGGTCCGTCCACTGCTCATGGAGCAGGCGAGGAAGCACGCGGAGCGCATGGAGCAGCGGATGGAGGACCAGTTGGCGGAGGGAGGGGCGCTGCAGGCGTTCGACTCTTTCGTCACCGACATCGCCACGTTCAAGACAGCGTACGTCGGCGGTCCGTTCGTGCGGCGCAAGCCCGTGCTGTCCTGGTCGCAGGCTGGGGAGCTGACCGTCATCGACGACCTCGTGCTGGAGTGGGAGCGCGTCGACCCCTTCGACATGTACCCAGCGCCTTGGGCCAAGGACATCCAGTCCGACGACCTGATCCGACGCTGGCGCTTGAGCCGGGGCAAGCTCAACGAGCTGATCGGCGTGGAGGGGTTCAGCGAGACGGCCATCCGCGAGGTGCTGGTCAATTACCCGGACGGGCACAGCGAGTCGATGGTCAACGACACCCAGGTGGCCAGCGCCGAGGGGAAGGACTCGTTCAGCCAGAACGACACCGGCCTGTACGATGCGCTGCAGTACTGGGGCTCCGCCAGCGGGCAGATGCTGCTGGACTGGGGTATGGACGCCTCGCAGGTGCCAGACGCGCAGAAGGAGTATCAGATCGAGGCGTGGCTGGTGGACCGTGTTGTTATCAAGGCCGTGCTCAACGCAGATCCGCTGGCGCGTAGGCCGTACTACGGCGCGAGTTTCCAGACCGTGCCGGGCTCGGTGTGGGGCAACAGCCCCTACGACCTGTGCCGCGACTGCCAGGACATGTGCAACGCCTCGGCGCGTGCGCTTGCGGCCAACATGGGCATCAGCTCGGGCCCCCAGGTGTCGATCCTGTCCAACCGCATCCCTGCGGGCGAGTCGGTCACCGAGATGTTCCCTTGGAAGATATGGCAGTTCGAGTCCGACCCGATGGGCACCTCGGCCAAGCCCATTGAGTTCTTCCAGCCCGAGAGCAACTCCACCGAGCTGATGGCCGTCTTCGAGCGGTTCAGCCTTCTGGCCGACGAGTACGTAGGCGTGCCGCGCTATATGGCCGGGTTCAACGGTGGCGAGGGCGGTGCGGGACGTACAGCCAGTGGCATCTCGATGATGATCGGCAACGCCAGCAAGGTCATCAAGCAGGTCATCGGGACGATGGACGTGTACGTCATCACGCCGCTTATTGAAAGACTTTTTTATTACAACATGCGCTATGGAGACGACCCGGAGCTGAAGGGCGACGTGAAGATAGTAGCGCGCGGCGCGACCTCGCTGATCGCCAAGGAATCGGCGATGGTCCGGCTCAACGAGTTCCTGGCTGCGACGGGGAACCCCATCGACATGCAGATCGTCGGCCTTGAAGGGCGCGCGGAGTTGCTACGGCATTCGGCGAAACAACTGAACATCAACGCTGACCGTGTTGTGCCGCCTAGAGAGGTTCTGGCGATGCGCGGAGCGATGATGCTGCAGCAGGAGCAGGCTGCGCAGCAGCAAGGCAAGCCGGGGAGCGACGAGCAGTTGCAAGACGGCACGCCGACGACCGACAACCACTCCCCTCAACCCAAGTAGGAGTTCATCATGTTTGGAAAGAAATCTCTCGGTGGTGGCATGAAGAATCAGGCGCGTACCCGCGCAGGCGCTCCCGCAGCGAAGCCCGCTGCCCCTGGCTACGGCAAGGTTCCGGCCGTTGCAGCCAAGGCGACCGGCGGGATGATGAAGAACATGCAGCGCCGCCTAGGCAAGAAGTGACGTGTTGTCTGGGTAGGTTGCGTGGTAACTGACCTGCACGCCACTTCTGCGCGCGTAATGATTGTCGTCGCCTCCATGTGGACGGCGGGGTTGCAGTTATTCGCGCCGCTTTCGCTGGCGTATCGTGCTGCTGGCAGCAGTACGGTCATTGACGTCGTCAACGTCGCAGTTCTTGTACTGAGTGGGCTCGCGCTCGCCGACATTGCGTGGCACGACATACTGCGTCGCGGCCTGATCTTGCCTAGTTTCCCAATGCGCTGGCGGCACCAGTTCTGTGTGGCTACCTATTCCGCACTGGCTGCCGCGTTTGGCATTCGGGCGTTTGTCGCAACCGGTGACCCCGCGGCCGTAGTGCAGGTGGGGCTCTACTATGTCCTTGTTGCTGCGGGTATCACCATTGAGGCCGCGGCTCTTGCTCATGAACAACGCGAAGAACGAGAGCCATCATGCCGGAACGACTGCGGCAGCGCCTGAGGAACTTTGTCCTCATCTACTTCGCCGCGGCCTGGGGTACGTCCTGGGCCGCGATGGAGTTGGCTGGCCCTAACTTGTTGGCGCTTCCTTGGGCGCAGGCCGGCGTGGGGGTGATCGTGTCGTGGATCGGTGGCTTTGCTGCCAGTCTCGGGCGCATGGTCACGGCGACCTACGAGCGCAAGCCGTTCCACACCGGACGAGAGTTTGCTCGGGATGGTGCTGTATCGACCGTGATCGGTCTGTCGGGGTACTGGGGCGGGATGACGCAGGAGATAGGGCCCGCTTCGTTGGCGATGGTGCTGCTCCTGGCTGGGTACGCCGGAACGCGCACGTTGGCTACATGGGTGGATCGGGTGATTCATCCCAAAAATGACGAAAGAGAGTGATCCCCGTCGACCTGACCACCGGCAAGCAGTGTGGGAACGCCGCACAGGCGGAACGCCCTGTCGCGTGGTTGGTCGAGTACAACGGGCACGCGGCAGTGTTTCTTGACCGAGCCCGTGCCGAGCAGAAAGCCATCGACCTTCACGGCGTGATCACCCCGCTGTATCGCGGACAACAACTCTGAATATGAACAACGACCTGGAGATATTCTCCAGAATCCCTAGGAACGTACTGCGTCCGTGGCTTGAGAAGGAGAAAGCCGACGCGTACAGGTATCTTGCCGAGGGGACGGACAACGTAGTTTTGTTTCGAGCCCAGGGAAAGGTTCAATTCGTCGAAAAGTTAATCAAACTACTAGACGAATCCCAAGCCCGCTGATACTATGCCGAGTATCCGCGGTTTTTAACCCAGGCGCTAGTCGATACTGGCAGCGCAAGGAGACCGTAGAATGGCAATTCCCAAGACTGTGCAGCGTCAGCTCGACGCGGCCGAGGCGACCCTTCAAGGCGCCGCAGTAGCAGCAGGTAACTCGACGGAGGGTGTCGTTACCGACATCACCCAACTGAGCGAACCCGCTCCTGCCGCCAACGAGGCACCGACGCCGACTCCTGCCCAAGCTCCAGCCGCAGCGACCCCCGCTGCCGCGCCCAAGTCCGACGACTCGATGGAGAACAGGTTCCGTACCCTTCAGGGTATGTGGACTGCGGAGAAAGCCCAGAACAAGGCGCTGGAGAGTCAGCTCAACCAGCTGACCCAGCAAGTTCAGGTGCTGACCGCCGCTGCGACGGCCAAGACGGCCCCCGCTCCCGAGACGCCGAAAGCCGATCCCCGCGACGCTGCGGAGTTTGGTGAGGATCTTGTGGCGATGGTGCAGCGGTACGTGGCCAACGCGTTGGAGCTGATGCGTAAAGACGTGTCCGTCACAGCCGCCGACCTCGACAAGCGTCTCAAGGCGCTCGAAGGACAGGTCACCGGGGTTAGCCAAAAGACCGAGATGACTCTTGAGCAGGCGTTCTACGGAGCGCTGGATCAGGCCGTGCCGGATTGGAGGCAGATCAATGCCGACGACCGGTGGCTGGCGTGGCTGGGTGAGGTAGACGAGGTCTACGGAGCCCCGCGCCAAGTCGCGCTGGATACCGCGCATCAACGCATGGACGCAAAGCGGGTCATTGCGATCTTCAACCAGTTCCGGGCTTCCCAGCCAGCCAAGCCGACGCTGAACGCTCAGCAGACGCCTAGCAGCTCAGGGCAGCCCACGCCGACGCCGCAGGGCGAGCCGGTCAGGCGCATGGTCTCCCAGCGACTGATCAAGCAGTTCTACGACGACTTGGCGAAAGGCAAGTACCGCGGACGCGATGCGGAAGCTGAGCGTCTACAAACCGAAATCGACCGTGCTGTCGCCGAGGGCCGCGTAGTCTAGTGCTTACGTGTAAACCGGTGGTGGCGGTCACCCCCTAGGAGTAATCCAAATGGCTACCATTACCGCCGGTGCCGTCACCCCCGTTGGGGCGGCGTATAACACCTCGCCCGCGTACTCCGGTACGTTCATTCCGAGCATCTGGTCGGCGAAGCTGAATAGTAAATTCTATTTGGCAAGTACCTTTGCCGACATCTGCAACCGCGACTGGGAAGGCGACATCGCCAACCTGGGCGACAAGGTCGTCATCAACAACATCCCGTCGCTGACCGTCAGCGACTACGTTGTGGGCGGCAACCTGTCGTATCAGACCCCGACGCCGAACACCGTCGAGCTGGCCATCGACCGGGCTAAGTACTTCGCCTTCAACGTGGCGGACGTGCTGGAGTACCAGTCGAAGCCCGACCTGATGTCGATGTTCACCGACGACGCGTCGGAGCAGCTGCGCATCGTGATCGACTCGACCTGCCTGTATCGCAGCCTGCTGACTGCGGCCACTGGCTCTAACGAAGACGGCACGGTTGCGGCCAACAAGGGCGCGACGGCTGGCCGCAAGTCGGCCAGCTACAACCTCGGCACGGACGGTGCTCCGGTCAACCTCGGCGCTTCGGCTGACACCACGCTGGACCTGATCCTGAAGATGGCGTCGGTGTTGGATGAGCAGAACGTGCCCGAGTCTGGCCGCTGGCTGCTGATTGACCCGGCTACCCGTCTGAAGCTGATGAGCACCAAGCTGGCGTACGCTGACCAGATGGGCGACCCGCGCTCGATGGTCCGCAACGGCATGGTTGGCATGATCGACCGCTTCAAGGTGTACGTGACCAACAACCTGCCGACGGCCGCCGCCAACGCGACGTTGTGGGTGTCGGGTGACGGCTCCGAGAACAGCATCGCTGCGACGACCAACGCCAACGCGCGCCGCCTGCTGGCTGCTGGCCACACCAGCGCCATCACATTCGCTTCGCAGATCACGAAGACTGAGCAACTGCGCAACCCGACCGACTTTGGTGATCTGGTCCGCAGCCTGCAGGTCTTTGGGCACAAAGTGGTCAAGGGCACGGCGCTGGCTACTGCCGTCGTCTACGGCTAAACCGCTACCTTTCAAGGAGTATTCATCATGGCAAATTCCATTGCACTCGGTCGGGCCGACATGTCCGATGGCACTACTGCCGCCGTCACTGCTGCTGGCACCGCTGCGGCTACCGCGGTCTCTCTCAACGCGATGGTCAACATTGTGACCACGGCTGCTGGAGAGTCTGGCGTCAAGCTGCCGCAGAACCACGCGCAAGGGTCGCCGCTGATCGCCATCAGTACGGCCTCGACGGTGGCGATGCTGGTCTACCCGCCCACCACGGCGGGCAAGATTAACTCGACGACGGCTGCGTTCTCGGTCGCGCAGAACAAGCCCGCGGTATTCTTTGCCCATCCGAACGGCATTGACTACACGGCGGTTCTGAGCGCCTAAGAGCGTCTTGCTTCAGTAGAATGCGCCGAGCTAACCACTCGGCGCTTTTTCATGTCCAAACTCGATCTCGTTGTAGCCATTCCGACTGCCGGCACGGTGCCTATGGGGTTCGCCCACTCCGTGGCCTCCTTGATGGCCTTCGTGTGCCAGAACGCGATCCGCACGATGCCGGACATGACCCACGTGATGATCTCGATGGACATCGCGCAAAGCAGCAACTGGATCACCAACCGGGAACAGCTGGTTCATCGCGCACTGGAGGCAGGGCGCACCCACCTCATGTTTCTCGACGACGACATGAAATTCGAGCCACAAGTGCTGGAGATCATGCTAGGTCGACGTCAGCCCATCGTGGTGACCAACTACCTGATGAAGACCGAGAACCCTGAGTTCATGGCCATCGACCTTAACGGCGCGCGCGTCAAGACTACGGAGGCGTCGTCGGGCATCCAGCCGGTTGACTTTGCCGGGTTCGGTGTCAGCGTGTTCGACATGAATGTGTTCAAGGCCGTTCCCTTGCCGAGATTCCAGCCGTTCTTCGACCCTGACACAGTGACCTACAGCACCGAGGATGCCCCATTTTTCCGCGCCGCGCGGGAGGCTGGGTTTCAGACCTATCTGGATCACGATGCGAGCAAGCTGATAGGGCACATTGGCCAGCGTACGTGGACCTGGACAGAAGCAAAGTGACTGTTGTGCGTTTACGAGTAAGCAGCTACACTGCTTGGGTGTCATTCACTGGGCGTTCCCGCGTGGAGTTTTGATGCCTAGCGTCACTGCGCAGTCCCTGATCAGCCAGACCAAGGCGCTGATCCAAGACCCGGACAACGACCGGTGGCAAGACTATGAGCATCTGCTGGCGCTGAACGAAGGCCAGCGGGTTATTGCGTCGGTCAAGCCCGACGCCTGTTCCACGGTAACTACGCACACTCTGGTCGCTGGCACCCGGCAAACGCTACCGTCGAACGGTGTTGCGTTGATCCGAGCCATTCGCAACGTGGACGGGGCGGGTGCGCCAGGGCGCGCGGTCTACGCGACCACTCTCGATCTTCTGACCTCCTCTACACCGGGGTGGCATGCAGCCACTCCTACGGGCACTGTCTACTGCGCTGCGGTCGACCCCGCGGTCCCACGGGTGTTCTACGTGTCTCCTCCGGTCACGGAGGGGGTCAAGGTGGACCTGCACTACGCGATTGTCCCTGCCACCGTGAGGCAGCAGGAGGACGTGATCAGCATCGACGATCTGTACGCAGGGGCACTGGTCGACTTCATGTGTTTCCGCGCGTACTGCAAGGACCAGGATCTCGCGGGGGCTTCCCCCAAGGCGCAGATGCACCTGCAGCTGTTCAACCTTGCGGTTGGCGCGCGTATCGAAGGGGGTAAGTGATGGCCCGCGCTCTGTCGGACTTCTACCCCTTCCTGCTGCCGTTTGCGACGGGGTGCTCCCCTGGAGCAGCGGACATTGCGCTGATCGAGTCCGCCATCGAGTTCTGCCGCAAGACACACTCCATTCAGGGCGTGGTGCAGATCACCACGACGACCGCCGCGGACTACGCAGTGACCGCGCCTACCGGCACGGAGCTGTCCACGGTACTTGACGCGTGGCTCGACGAGCAGCCGCTGCGCAATGTGCCGACGGAGCAAGTGCTTGCGAGCAACGCCTTCACGGGCGCGCCGGCCGGCACGCCGATGTACCTGTACCAGAAGACGCCCTACGCGACGAGCGTGAGCCTGTACCCTGCGCCGAGCGCAGGCAGTGCGTTGGTGCTGAGAGCGTCTTTCACTCCCCTGCGGACTGCGACATCGCTGGATGACGCGCTACTCGACAAGTGGGCCACGCCAATCGCTTCAGGGGCTCTGGCGTACCTGTACGCGCAACCGAACCAACCATACTCGAACCTTCTGCAAGTGCCTACGATGCGCGCGCAGTTTGAGGCTGGCGTCAGTGCGGCATCCAACCGATCATCGAAGGGTGCAGTGCGCTCTTCCTTGCAAGTTTCTCAACGGCGATTCGCCTAGATTCGCCTCCAACGTGCTAACATGTAAACACGCTTAGGAGTTGTCACCATGTTCTATTCCGATGCCGTTCGCAACGCCCAGCAGGCTGGTCTGATCTCCGAAGTCGGCAGCGCGCCGGTCTGTCGCGTCTACTCCGGCGCAGTTCCCGCCAACGAAACGACTTCCGTTGGCGCGGCGGTAATCATCGCCGAGGGCGTGCTGCCCGCGACTGCGCTTACGACAAGCGCTGGCGTCATCACCAAGTCCGGCACCTGGACCCTGACGGGGCAATCCGGCGCAGGCGCAGGTGTCGCGGGCACGTTTTTCCGCATCTTCAAGAACAACGGTACGGACTCCTGCATCCAGGGCACGTTCGGCGCCGGCCAGGAGATGGTCCCCGACGTGAACAGCATCGCCAACGGGCAGACCGTCACGATCACGTCGTTCACGATCACTCGCGGCAACTAAGGAAGCCCGGCCGTGCCGGCGCCCATTGACAAGCGGTACAAGATCCAGTCGGGTGGGGTAGCCCACGGCGGCCGGTTCGGGCCGCGCGTTGCACTGGGGCAGGTCGATGACGCCGACCTGTTGGTAGCGCTCACGCAGCTTGAGAATGGAGCCCCCAGAAGCGTCACGCTGGCCACGGTGGATGAGATCGACACCGTTTCAGCGGCCGCGATGGCTATCGCGTACCAAGCCACTCTGACAGGCTCCACGTCCGCAGCAGTGGGCACGCCCGTGACGTACACCGTCACTCTGAACGGTGAGCCCCCCGATGGGCTTGAAATCATCCCCACCAGTACGGGCGGCGGCACGTTCGGTCCGGTGGTCACCGTCAACTCGAAGGTCTACACCTTCACCCACACCGCCGCGGCCAATGGCACCTACACCATCGGCATCACGACCAGCCCCGCGCTGACGACGAACACGATCACGCTTACCGTGGCCGATCCTGTGGCGCTCACCGCCACCGTCACATTCCCATCGGTGGTCGAGCTTTACAAACCGTACACGGTAATTGTGGAGCTGAATCAGCCCGCGCCCGGGTCGTATGAAATTGATGTGATGAAGGGCGGGGTCAGGACATTTGCGTTCTCCCTGAAGACAGGCGAGATCGGAGAGTCCTACAAGGATGTCATCTTCACCACTGCCGCGCCAGAGACTTTAGATGTAGTCATCAAGCGAGCTTCCTCCGTTGCAACGCATCCGCTTCCGACGAAGGTCGGCGCCCCGGTCACAGTCACCAAGGTCAACGCCACAAGGCTTGATCTACTCGGCGCCAAGGGCGGCAAGCCGAATACCTGGGTGCGCTTCGCCGTCCAGCCCAACGGCCCTATTCAAACTGCCTGCAGTGCGGTGCTGTTCGCCACAGAAGGCACAGATCAGACCACGGTCTATCCGTCAACGGTTAGCTGGGCTGCCGGGGAAGTAGGACGCAAGGAGTTCTGGGTCTACCGGCACTCGGCTGGTAACTCCAAGCTGCGGCTTGTCAACAGTTCCAGCTACCCCATCGTCAACACCGACACCCTTATCTTCGGGGATGGATCGTGGGCTGATCGTGCGTTCCGCAATTCCGTTCTGTTCCACCACAACTTTGCGGCGGATTGGGAAGTCGATCAGTTCTCCAAAGCTGAGCCAACAGAATTCAATGCCCCCGCACGGGTGAGTACAAGCCTGGGCGGCTGGGCGTTGACACAGAAAACCGTTGGGTCATTGCTGGTTGAGGATGTGCCGGCGTGTCCTTCGTACTACTTGAATAAATCTACCCCCGAGGTAGCCCGACAAGTTTGGAGGGTGTCGGACTTGTCAGAGTGGCCTGATGGACCGTACCCATTCGACGTACATGTCGGGCTGAAAGGTTCAGAAGTAGGCGAAGGGGGCGGAACTAGAAACCTAGAGATTGTTCGCGTCGAAAGCCTAAACTATGAGACGAACGAGATTACGCTGCTGCGTAGGACCACAGGAAGCTCCTACGGTTATATGGGTGTGTCTTACGGTGGCGGGTCAACCGCGACCACTGCCGCAGCGCTTCTAGCCATTCATGAAATAAGGATCGGGACTGACTCAACGGGCGCTTGGGAGCGCTTTATGTGTGCCAAGCGGATCAACGGCATCCGCGACGACATCGGCATCACTAACGGGGCTGCGGTCAAACCTAGAGATTGGCCCCCGTTCAAGGCTAATGGGGAACGGGTTACGACCCGCGGTGACAGAACTACGCATTTTCTACAAGGATACTGGGGGCATAGGTCTTACTGGAATCCAGCCTACGGTGTAGCCGAGTACAAGGATTGGGTGCCACCAAATCCGGTGAACTCAAACAACTACGTCAGAACAGACGTATTTGAAGGGCAAAGTGTCTGGATTCAGTTCAGAAGCAAGCTGAACGCCAACAGAATTTTGCTAGGCACGGCAAAGCACTTTTTCATTCAGAACGATATGTCCGGGCACGGGCAATTTGTTTGGAACGCTGGCGGTGATCCAGACAACGTGCGTCCAGACGGTAGAGGCAGCCGCCTGGTCCCTTACACCCAGTACAACGATTCTGCGGCGCATGAGCCTTCAACGCTAGTTATGCCGCCGTCATGGCCTGGGGAGGTTACGAAAGACAACAGCACCTTTGGCTATCGGGTGCACCATCAAGAGGATTACCCACTAGCGACGTATCCGACGCTCACCAGTGCGGATGCAGGCTGGCGCTTCCCTGGTAATGTGTGGGTCACGTACATGATCCACTTCGACTTTGGCAGGGACAACGCAGTCCAACCGTGGGTTGACTACAACACAAACCTTGCGGCTAACAGGGCGCAAGAGAAGGTTCCTGAGCCGGCAGCCTACGACGCAGATTACCGGACGGAAATAAAAGTTTTCGTGGCAGAGCCGGGCGATACAAAGTGGAAGCGCATCATAGATTATCCAAGCTACGCCTGGATGTTCGGTGACGACAAGAACCACGCAGGGCACTATCAGCAGAACCCACCCGGCTTGAGCATGTTGCAGTTCGGTTCGTTCGGAAACATCTACATAGGATCTGGCGGTCAGCCGCCGCCGAAAGGAACGACCGCTGTCGAGTTCACAGACATCATAGTTTCTAGGGAGCCGCTGCCTATTCCCGATGTAGGCGTGATGCCGAGCGACTACATACCCGAGCCTGCGGTTCCGCCATCGTTCACCCCATCACCTCCGGCGCCGGCTACGGGTCACTACACGGACGGCATGCAGCCGTTCGAGGTGCGGCAGCTCACCGGGGCCTATGCGCCTTTGGGTGCTGCGACGTTCCGCGCATCACAGCCGCCGCCGTGGAACGGAAGCGCTCGGTTCCAAACTGAGGGGATCATCAGCGCGTGGAGTGGTGGCGTTTACGACCCGACCACGAAGCGCTTGTTTTTCTCAGGCGGCGGGCACTCGGACGGCGCCAACAACGGATGGCACGTTTTTGATTGGAGCGGAACTACTAGGCCATTAGGCTTCTACACGCTTGAAGGGTCGCGCAGCGAAGGCAGCGCCCTGGATTCCATCGTTTCTTACTGGCGAGTTGGAGCCTATGCAGACGGCAAGCCAAATGCCGTGCACACCTATTCCAATGTGGTGTACTCGCAATCAAGGCGCCGCATCTACAGAGGCAATAGTTCATCTTGGCCCGATGTCAACAACGGGCAAGTGCCGCTGGCTCCAAGCGGGTTCTATTGGTTCGATGAGGACACCGGCACCTACGGCAACTATCCCATCGACATTAACGACACTGGCGGGATACTTATCCTCTCCCCCGACGAGTCGAAGATTTTCGCCAATAGACCGCTAAGTGGCACGGATAACGGATTCTTCGACATGAGCACGGGTGCGTTCACGTCGTTCTCGATATCTCTGTTCAGTGGAAGTTGGGACCCGAGCTACTGCTACGACCCAACACGAAACAGATACCTTCTGGTTGGCTACAACTCGCCTACGCTGGTTGTTTACTTGCTTTCGATCAATTGGGCCGCAAACACGGCAACAAAGACGCAGGTAAGCCTGGCAAGCCATGCCGGTATTCTGTCGGCGGCAATGGGCATCGTTTACGACGAGCAAGAGGACTGTTTCTGGGCGCTTGGTGGCAAAGAGTCTACTGGTGGGGTAATCACGCAGATCGCCCGCATCGACGCTGAAACGCTAGAGGCGTCCGCGTTCCCATTGAGCACACCGATCCCGAAGAATGCTGTTGGGCAGTATGGCCGTATTGCATGGCTGCAAGAGCACAGGGCTATAGGGCTTGTGGCTGCACACGATCAACCAGCGGCCGTTGTGAAACTGCCATAAAGGAAAGAGCATGGCGACGTACTTTGATGATTGCAGCTCACTGACCAACTGGACTGAAGCAGATTGGACGGTTGGCGCGCAGTTCTCGGTGGTCAGTGGGCACATTGAGAAAACCTCATCTGTCAGTGGAGACATCCTGAAGTATGCGAATGGTGCAGGCGTTTCAGATGTCGAGATTGCAGTCAAGATTAGTTTCGCTGGGCTGTCGTCAACCTACAGGTCTTTTGCTTTCTTGCGAGGCGCGGACGATACCGCGTTAGCTACTTTTGATGCCTACGGGCTGCAAGCGAACGACTCAGGGTTCCGTATTGTTCGCACTGACGACGGCACAACTTCATTTCTTGCCTCAAAGTCAGGGCTGACAATTGATACGTCCGACAGATGGTTCAGGTTGCGTGCAAACGGCAGCAACCTTAAAGCGCGGACATGGCTTGACGTAGATACAGAGCCTGGAACATGGGATATTGACTACACAGACGGCGCGCCGCTGACGGCAGGCGGATCGCTGGGTTTCCGACTTCCAGGTGTGTCCACGATCTATTCTTGGAAAGCCTTTGGCGTCGGCACGAACGGGGACACGGCACCGACTTCTGCGGGTGGTTCATCTTCAACTGGCGCCGCGATGGCGTATCTATCTCAACTTTGACGGGAGAGTGACATGGCTGACTTTTACATGGACGTGGACACGGCACTCACCGAGGTGCCTGTGAACTTGATGCCGCTGCTGTCGGCTTCAGATTTCAAAACCATTCAAGATGCCGTGGCGTACAACGCCGCCGGGCTGGTGTTGACGTGGCACTTCGTCACGTCGGCCGGGGTCTACAACAACGGCGTGCAGGTCACGCCGACTGTGGGCGGCGCATACGACTGGACCGACCACGGCGCGCACGGCATCTACACCATCGAGATCCCCGCCAGCGGCGGCGCGTCGATCAACAACGACACCGAAGGCTACGGCTGGTTCACTGGGGTGGCGACTGGCGTCCTGCCCTGGCGCGGTCCGGTCATCTGCTTCCGTGCTGCAGCGGTCAACGACGCGCTCTGTGACGGTGGCGACCTGCTCGACGTGAGCGTGACCCAGATCAGCGGGTCCGCGGTCAGTACGGCAACTGCCCAGCTTGGCGTGAACGTGGTCAACTTCGGTGGCGCTGCCGGCACGTTCGCAAGTGGTCGCCCCGAGGTCAACACGACTCATTGGAAGGGCAACACTGCCGCAGCAACCGACTCCAACGGCTATCCGGTGGTCACGATCAAGTCCGGTACTGGTGCTGGTGAGCTGAGCCTGTCGTCGGGCAGTGTCGCCATTCGCTCGGGCCTGAAGCGCAACACCGCGCTGTCCGGCTACCCGTTCGTGATGACGGACAACACCAACCACAACCCGGCAACGGGCCTGACAGTGACGGTCAACTACTCGCTGGACGGCGGCTCGAACTTCACTTCGCTGGGCGCGGCAACCGAGACGAACAACGGCTGGTACAAGATCGACCTGACTGCCGCGTCGCTGAACGCCAACGCCTGCATCCTGAAGTGCACCGCTTCCGGCGCGGATGACCTGAACATCCTGCTGCTGACGGACGTGTGACGTGCTGAGAGACCGCGGCTACTCCATACAGCGCGGCGGCAGTCGTGCAACGGGTAGCCGCGTCTTCCGCAGTCAGGGGTATTCCGCAGCCAATCCGGCTGCGCTGGCAAAACCTCCTCAGGCGTTCGTCGTCAAGGCGCGCGGCACCACGACGTTCGTCTACCAGCACGCCAGGAGTGGTGGTGGCGGTGGCGATCCTGGCGTTACGGGCACCATGCGCCCGAGGCCGTGGTGGCAGCTCTACTCGCGCGGGCTAGGCCACACCCAGGTCTACGCTGCGTCGTGGGCCACCGGCACTGGCGTCAACCGCGCAAACCTGAATGAGTACGACGAAGACGACGAAATGGTCGCCGAGTCGGTGCTTCTCGGCGTTCTCGGTTCTGCGGTGCCGGCCATCGGCCAAGACGGGCCGGCGATTCTGTATGAGGAAGTCGTCACCAACGCGCTGCAGGCGAACTACGTCCGGCTGGAGGTTCTGAGCGTCACCCCTGGCTACACCGCCACGGTCTTCGGGGACACATCGTTCACCGTCATCGCGCCGCAACTGACCGGCGTGTGCGAGATCACCTACAAGTGGTTCATCGACGGCGTGGAGCAAGCCGGCACAGGCACCGTGACGGTGGACTTCGGGGCGTTCGCCGATCTGTTGCAGACCGATGATGTCGACACCCTGGCCGCCGAAGTTGCGCTGTCGTGGAGTACGAGCGTAAGCGCCTCGCTGTCGGTCACTGATGCTGCAGACACCCTCAATGCCCTGTTTACCGGGCCAGAAGTCCAGCGCAACGCCGCGTTGGCTGTTGCGGACGAGGATGACGCGCTGACGGTTTCCGCGGCTGTGGTGCTGGTGCCGCGCACCGTGTTCTTCTACGTCACGGAACCGGATGACACCGTTGCCGCCGTGGCGCTCGCCACCACCGAGAGCAGCGCTTCTTTGGTCGTTACGGATGCGAGCGACACTTTGGTAGCGACTGCGAACATGCTGGCTGTGAGAAATGCGACGTTGTCTATCACTGACCAAGTGGACACAACGGTATCTCTTATGGGCACAGTGCGCAGCGCGTTCGAGTCGGTCACGCTACAGTCCCCCATTGCATCCTCAGTGACGCTGACGTCCTACATACACGGAGCGTGACGCATGGCCAAGGTTTACATCAACGACGCCAACACGGACATCTTGCTGGACTGTGGGCGCGACGTATCTACAGCAATGCTGCGCGAGATCAACGTACTCAAACCGAACGGTGACCAGGAGGTGTGGCCTGCGTTTCTGTCCGGCACCAACTTGATTGGGTACACGACCAACGCCGACACCTTCGACATGGCGGGGACGTGGAAGTTGCAAGCACACATCATCATCGGACAGGGCGAGTGGCGCGGCGAGACCGCGACGTTGACCGTGTACGCCCCGTTCAACTGACAAGGGGTTCTTCATGCGCGCGGAAGTGCGGGTGTTCACCGGCATGCGCCCGGCAGTCTCCTCGGACCTGTTGAATCCTGGCGAGGCAACCAACGCCATCAATACGTCGTTTCTCCAGGGTACGCTGGCGCCGATCTATGCACCTGCCGCTGCCGCAGTGACGCTGACCTCGTCCAACGAGCTGAAGACCATCTACCGCTTCGGGCAGACCAACACCAACGAGGCGCAGTACTGGTTCCAGGCGGTCGAAGACGCCAACTTCCTCAAGGGCCCACTCGATGGGGACACTGAGGAAACTACGTACTTCACCGGTACGGCTGCAGGACCATCCAAGACGCGCTCCAGCATCGCCACTTCCGCCGCGCCGTACCCCAGCGCCAGCTTCAAGATGGGTTTGCCGAAGCCAGCGACCCCCACGGTGGAGCTGAGCGGCACTGCCGACGACCCGGAGTCGACGCCTGAGACCGTAGCCTATGTCGTGACCCTTGTATCCCAGTGGGGTGAGGAGAGCGAGCCCTCCGATCCGTCCGCCTTGGTGACGTGGCGTGCTGGTCAGACGATCACGGTGACGATGCAGACTTCCGCCGCAGGGAACTACCCGCTCGGCACAGGCGCCAAGAAGCGCATTTACCGGTCTGCGACTGGGACTACGGGTTCGGCCAAGTTCCTACTCGTGAACAAGGACGACTCTCTCGCCATCGCCACCGAAACATACGCAGACACTGCGTCGACCGCTACGCTGGGGGAAGCCATGCGCAGCAAGAACTGGTCGGAGCCACGCAGCGACATGGTCGGCCTCACACAGATGGCCAACGGCATCTTGGCCGGGTTCAGCGGCAGCACGGTGTGCTTCTCCGAGCCGTTCGTCCCACACGCGTGGCCGCGACGGTATGAGCAATCCGTGGATGCAGCCATCGTTGGACTGGCGGCTTTTGATCAATCGCTGCTGGTGGCTACCAAGCGCAGTCTGTACGTGTTCACGGGAGCTGACCCCTCGCAGCTGACTTCGGAGCGGCTTGCAGTGCCGCAGACCTGTGTGTCGAAGCGGTCGATGGTCGAGATGAATGGCGGGGTAGTGTTCGCGTGCCCAGACGGACTGGCTTTCGTAGGCTCCGGCGGGTTTCGCATGCTGACAGATACGTTGCTTACGCGTCAGCAGTGGCAGGCTTACAAGCCGGAGACTATTCACGCGTACAACGCAGACACGAAGTACATCGCCTTCTACGACGACGGCACTACCAAGAACGGCTTGGTGTTCGACTTCGGCCCCGAGCTGAGCTTCAGTCGAACGAACTACTACGCTACGGCGGGGTTCCGTGACCGCGGGCGCGACGCGCTGTACCTCTGCATCAACGGTACGGGCAACAACCGCGAGGTGCGCAAGTGGGACGCAGGGGCTGCGTCGACCATGACGTGGGAGTCTGGTGACCTGCTGGCGCCTTCCCCGATGAACATGAGCGCGGCGCGTGTGGACTCTATCGGCAGCATCCAGTTCACCTTGATCGCAGACGGTGAGGTGAAGTTCGGCCCTCGCACGTACTCCGGGCGTGTTGCGTTCAAGCTGCCGTCAGGATACGTGGCGTCGCGGTACAGGGTTCGCTTCACCGGCTCCGGCACGGTGCGTTCGTTCGTCTTGTCCGACACGATGCAGGGGATCATTGATGGCGGACAGCTCTGAGACCATCTCGAACAGGCTGGCGGTAGAGTTCGCAGACGGCACAGCGGACCTGACTCGCGCAGCTTCGCTGCCGGGGGTTCCTCCACCCACTGAGGACGTGGCCGCTCTTGCGCGCAGTGTTCGTGCACTGAAGGCTGTTGTCGACACTCTGACGGGGTCGTCTGGCTCGGTGCTGGACAAGGCCCTGACTTCGCGTGATTTGCTGAACGACGACGTGTTCGTATACACCCCCTCGCAGGGGATGCGCGCTGGTGATACCACGATCAACGTCGTTCCTGGAGGTGGCGGCGGTGGGGGTAGTGGGTACGAAGACCCGCGCCCAGTGTTGTCGACTCCGCCAACACCCGAGAACCTGACGGTGCAGGGCGCGTTCACCAACGTCATCCTTGACTGGGACTTGCTGGACTACCGGAACCACGCGTACACCGAAGTACTGCGCTACACGTCCGACAACTTGGCTATGGCCACGGTGATCGGCACGGCAGTCTCGAACCAGTACGTAGACGCCACCGCGGCGTTGAACACTACGTACTACTACTGGGTTCGCGCGGTCAACCTGGAGAACACAACCGGCGCGGTGAACGCTACGGCAGGTACGCCGGGCGGGCGGCTGCTCATCGGCAACCTTGATCTCGGTGACGCGGTAGTACTGGCCAACAATATCGCCAGCGGGCAGATCACGCCGATCATGTTCGCCAACGGCACGACTCCGGTGTTCATGGGCGCGGCGCTGCCTGCACTGCCCAACGCGTTGTACCCAGCCGGCGCGATCTTCATCACGACGACGAACAGCCGGCTGTACCGTTCAACAGGCACTACGTGGACTGCGCAGGTGGATGGTGCCGATCTGATTGCGCGTACCGTGTCTTCGGCGTCGATGATCACAGGCACCATCACTGCGGGCTCTGGCGTTCTTGCCAACGCAGCGGTCACCAACGCGATCATTGCTGACTTGGCGGTCGACAACGCGAAGATCGCCGAAGCCACGATACAGACCGCGAAGATCGCTGATTTAGCAGTGACGGGCGCCAAGATCGCCAACCTGACTGTCACTGACGCGAAGATTGTCAACTTGAGCGGCGACAAGATCAACGCCAACAGCATCACCGCCGACAAGATCGATTCACGCAACTTGACCATCAAGGACGCGAGCGGCAACGTGATCCTGAGCGCGTCACAGAACCTCGACTGGTCGCGCCTTGGCGGCATCAAGCCAAAGACGTACCGTGTGGTGTCGCGCGGGCTTGGGACGAACGGAGCGCCGCTTAACGGCGGCTTGTACGACGAGAGCAACGCACTTGTCGCCGGTCCAGGCAGGTCGTACAGCTTGGCGTTGATTGACCGGACTACGGGCGGCATCACTTCGCAGACCTACGATGTGTACGGTGCTGGAGCTGATGCGGCGGGCCGCGATGCCGCTGCGTTGGCTGCAGCGCTCAACGCCACAACGTCGAGTCAGGTCATCGTCCTGTTCACCTACGACGAGCCTTCCAACCTGCGCACGACTGGCGGGTTGCCCGCCGCGATTTACAAAGCCGGTGGAACGCCGGGCATCTTCGAGTCTACGAACTTTCTGTCTCGCGGCGCGTACATGCTGATCTCCTACGGGGGCGGCGTAGGTATGGGTAACGCCCTTGCCGAGAAGTACGCTGGGAGTGGCGCAGATCCAGACTTGGACGGTCCCGACAACGCCTGGATCGACCTGTCTTTCACGCTGCAGAACGGCAACGTCGTCGTCAGCGGCGGGTCTGGGTTGTTCCAGATCAACTCCGACAATGTCAGCACCTACATCGCGGCGGCGGCCATTGACTACGCGCGCATTGCCAGTGTGGATGCCGGGACGATCAGCACCGGTACGTTGAGTGCCAACCGCATTGCGGCGGGGTCGCTGAATGCTGACAAGATCACTTCGCGCACGATTACGACGGATCGGATTCAAGTTGGCGCGGTGACGAAACCGTTCAACGGGGGCGGGTACTCGTCGTTCGTTATCACCAGCAACACCGTTGTGCTTAACCAGCAGATAGGGTCAGAAGCGACGTTCCCAGTTGAGGCCGTCGAGGGGGAGACAGTAATTGTCAACGCAACCGGATCGCTCAGCTTGCGCTTTGACAGCACCGGCTTGCGCCTGTACACAGGCCAGTTTCTGCTGTATGTGTGGACAGGCCCAGCGGCTAACCCCGCCGCGCAGTTTTGGTCGCTACTGGACAATACGGCTATACAGATAACGCAAGAGTACCAATACTCCGGCACTTGGGTGCAAGTACCTTTTTCGTTAGGGTACGTGTACGGCGTCCCCGCTGGGTGGGTAGCTTCGGCTGCAAAAGTGATGTTGAATAGGGCTTCTATCAAATGGAACGACCCCGGAAACATGTATGACATTGCCGCGCTTGGTGGCGCAAACGGTTCCGTACTTATCAACGGCGGCATATCCAAGGTGTGACATGCCTACCGCGTATAACACCACTACCGGCGACATCGTCGCGTTCACCACGCACCCAACGCAGCTCCAGACGGAGTACGCGCGCAACGCCGACATCGGGTTCCTTGCCGCTGTGCATCCCGTACTCACTGGCTACGTGTCGTCCGGTGCGTTCATCCCCTACACCGCAGAACAGCTGCTAGCCCGAGCGAACCGTCCGCGCGGCAGCAACGAGTGGAGCAACGCCACGATGTCGTGGGTCAGCACCGCAACGCTAGCAGAGGCTAAGCAGATGCGGATCGCTGACATGAAAGCCGCCGCTCTCGCCGCCGATCAAGCGAACATCAACGTCTCCGGCGTGAACTTCAAGGCCGACACCGAGACGCGCACCGAGCTGATGCAGGAGGCGCTGGCGGCCCAGATGGCGATCAATGATGGGCTGGCGTACACCCTGGACTGGGAGCGCGCAAACGGCAACGACATCACGCTGACAGCGGCCCAGGTCAAGGCACTGGTGCGGGCGATGAATAACCGGACGGCGCAGATCCGTACCCAGTTCAAGGCTCGCCGGGCAGCCATCAACGCAGCAACAACTATTGCCGAGGTCGCAGCGATAGTCTGGTAGCGTTTACAGGTATGCAAGTGATATGATTCGTTCACAAAGGGGTACTTCATGCTCGACAAACTCCTAGCGGCAGGTGCCGAGTTCGTTTCTGGCGGCCTGTACTACCAGGGCCGGTTGGTCGGACGTTCTACTGTGGACGGGTTGGAGATGTTCGAGGACGTTCTCACCATCCCCGCCGCTTCGACGGCGCAGACCCCATTGCCGGTTGACGAGCCGGCAGCTCCCGCCAAGCGCGGGCGCAAGTCGAAGGTGGCCGCGGTCGAAGACCCGGACATGGACTTTTCGGACCTCATCGACGAGCTGACTGCGAAGTGAGATGGTGGTGTACGGCCGAGACACGGAAGTCGCAAACTGGGTGGCTGCCCGGTGGGGCGCTCCTGCCCCGGCCGTTAACTCTGCGCTTGGTTTCGAGCGAGACGGCGAGCTGATTGCCGGCGTGTACTTCGACGGCTTGACCGACAACAACATCTTCGCCCACGTCGCCTGCGATGACGGCATGCCCGTCCCCTTGCTCCGCGCTGTGGCTCAGTACGTCTACCAGCACATCGGGCTGGAGCGGATGACCTACGCCGTCTCTGCGGGGAACCTTAAAGCCATTGCTTTCGTCACGGCGCTTGGCGCCACCAAGGAGGCGCAGCTGCGGCGCGCCTGTGGAGATCACGACTTGCTGCTGTTCGCCTTGTGGCGCACTGACCCGTTCGCGCAGCGCATGTTGAGCCGGAGTCACTGATGGGAAGCAAGAAAGCACCACCGCCGCCTCAGGAGCAACTCGATCTGGCCAAGGCGCAGACCGACGCGACATACCGTCAGATGGCTCTGACGGAGGACTACTACAACTGGGCCCGCCAGCAGGCTGCGCTTGAGAACGAGCGAGGACTTGAGCAGTGGAACTACCTTAAAGGGTTGTCCACGGAGGCCAACGACCGCTCGCGCCGGCTCGACCAACGGTACTGGGACACGACCGCCAAACAGGAAGACGAGTTCTACAGACTGGTCGACCAGTACTCCACCCCCGCAGAAGCCGACCGCATGGCCGGTCGTGGCATTGCCAACGTCGAGGGGCAGTTGGACAGCGCTCGTGGCGCGTACACGCGCGGGTTGACGGCTCGTGGGTGGAACCCGAACAGCGCAGCGATGCAGTCGTCGTTGGCTGACATCGAGCTTGAGGGGGCCTTGGCCAAGGCCAGCGCTGCGACGATGGCGTACGAAGCTGCGAAGCGCGAGGGGCTCAACCTGCGTGCCACGGCTGCGGGGCTTGGCGGCAACCTGATGGGCGCCAGCGGCAACTACCTCGGACAGTCCGGCGACTTGAGCGGCAGCGCGCTCGCTGCAGGAGGTACCGGCTTCCGTGCGGGCAACCAAGCCTGGGCGGGACAGAACACTGGACAGGCTACTGCGATGAACTGGGGTAGCTCGGCCGCTAAGAACTGGGACAGCATCGCGGAGCAGAACTACCGCCGCTCTCAATCTGGTGGGCTGGGCGGGCTTGGTAGCGCGCTTGGCGGTATCGCCGGCTCGTTCTTCGGTCCGATGGGTTCTGTCGTTGGCGCCAACCTGGGCGGGGCCATCAGTGGTGGCTTGGGCATCAGCAGCCCGAGCAATCGACAGCTTGAGTCCATCTGGAGATAAGCATGGCTGACTTCTGGAGTGGGTTCGGAGCAGGGTTCGTCCCTTCCGCCAACCAAGCGGCGGATCGCTATCAGCGGGGGCTGCTCATGCAGCAGGAACTCGACCTTCGCAAAGCCGCTGACGCACGCGCCGCAGAGGCGCACGGACTGCAGATGCGCAACGCGCAGCGCGTCGACGACGCCACGACGCGGTTGACTGACATCCAGACCAGGGGCATCCCTACCCCGGCGGAAGAAGCCCAGTACGGCCCGACGATGCCCTTCCGCAAGGCGACCGAGCGCGAACTCAACGCGGCGATGCAGGGACTTGCCGCGGCACGCGGCGACTCGCAGGGTTTGCGCCTGGGCATGGCTGAAGACAAGCGGCTCAACATCGCCGACCGCTTCAAGAACATGACGCCGGAGCAGTTGGAGGCGTACGAGCAGCGGTACGGGGCAATCAATACTGACGGGCAGATGCCGTTCACCTTCGGCGATCTCGTGGACTCGAAAGGCAAACCCACGGGGTTCAAGTCAGTTGACGTGGTTCTCAACGACGGAAAGCGCAAGCAGATCCCGCTCGACGCCGTCAAGCGCCAGCAGTTGGCGCTGGCGTACGCGCACATGGAAGAAGGCGACGTGGCGACCGGGCTACAGATCATGTCCGGCATCGACAAAGACTTGTACTCGCGCGCCAAGGACATGTTCTCCGCACAGGCTGACGCCACGCGCGCCAGCAATGACGCGTACTCGAAATACCTCAATGCACAGAACGACGCGGCTCGTACAAGGATCGCTAACGCGGAACTCGGTGTTCGACAAGCTGCTGCCAACAAACCCAACTGGGTGCAGTTGCAGGACGCGGCCACTGGGGAGCCCAGGTATTTCGACGTCAACTCGTTGAAGAAGGCGCCTGACGGCAGCGCAGCGTTGCCTCCGGGGTTGAAGATGCCGGCGCGGGAACGCCCGCAGATGAACGCCAAGGAGACTGCTGACGCGCTGGCGGCGTTTACTGAGTCGTTTGGCGGCGACGTTGCTATGGGGCAGCGTGCGCTGGCAGTGCATACTGGACGAGTTACTCCCGAGATGGCTGCTCGTGCCATTGCCGGCGACCCGCCCGCGGCGCAAATTGAAGAGATCAACAAGTGGGCCTCGGTTGACCCTGCGTTTGCCGCGGCGCTTGCGCAACTACTGCGCGGCAACACGCAGCCGACTCCCGCCGCTCCTGCCGGAAGGCCGGGACTGCCCGCGCCAATCATTGCGCCGAAAGAACCTCCGCCGGCGCTCCCGACCCCCACTCGTGGGGTTCCTATCGGTCAACGGCCCGCTGCGCTGCCTTGGGAGCAACCCACCGGTAGCTGGCGCTAGGTGATACATGCCAAGCCTGTTCGACAGCTTTGGTGCACCTTCCAAGAAGGAAGAGGATCGCCCGTTCTGGAGTGACGCCTACGAGGTAGGCCGACAGGTCGGCGCGGGTTTCGCTGTTGACCTCCCGCGGATGGTCGGGCAGGGCCTGCGCCGCGTGGCTCCCGATGGATCGTCGTTGGACGAGTTCGGCCGCAGCGTTGTAGAAAGCGCCGATGAGCGCGCTCCTGGGTGGGAGCCTGACCTGCGCGGGCGCGGGACGTTTGCCGAGACGCTGATCAAGGGCGGTCGAGCAGTGGGCCCGATGGCTCCCGGCATTGCAGCGATGGCTGTTCCTGGGGGTGGCGCTCTGCTGGGTGCCGCAGCGACCGGTGGATTGTTTGGTTTCTCGCAAGCGCAGGACACTGAGGACAAGCTGCGGCTACAGGGTGTGCCCAACGACGAGGCGACTCCTGCGGGTATCTGGACTGGCGGCATCCAGGGTCTTGGTGAAGCCGGCGCGACGTATCTCGGTGCCAAGGCGCTGGGCCTTGCGCGGCCTCTGCTGCCTGCGTGGCTTGGCGGTGGGGCTCAGACGATGGGCGGTGTGGTCGGCAGCATGACCAACCAGTCCGTACTCAAGCCGTTCGCCAAGGGCATGGCAGCCAACTTCGCGCTGCAGCCGGTGACGGAAATTGGCCAGGACGTCGGCACTGAGCTGGTTGAGCGTGGGTACGGCGCGCAGCCGCAGGATGCCTGGGAGATCGCCAAAGACTCCGCGCAGGGAGCCATCGGCTTGACTGCGCTTCTGGGCCCGCTTGCCTTATTCGGTAACGTGCGCCGCGCTTCTGCTGCCAAGCAGCTCGATGCCGCGCTGGCGTTCCCCGACGCGAAGATCCGAGCCCAGGCGGAAGACATTGTCGTGCGCGAAGCGCGCGCTCAAGGTGTGGACGCTGGTTCCATCGCCGAGTGGCTGACGGCACGACAAGAAGCATTCGCCCGCCGGGAACAGGCCGCGTCGGAAGCCATCGACCTCCTGCAGAAGCCGCAGCCGGACTTCTCATCTGTTGATACGAACACGGGCATTGTCGGAGCGTTCAACCCCTACGACCTGGGCGGCTACGTCTCTGACTTCCAACGTGGAGCGGACACGGTGGCAACGCCGCAGTTCGGGCTGTTCAGTGGGGTGCCGGAGCAGACGTTCACCGAGGCGCAGCAGCCTCCCCTGTCGGATGGTGGGGCTATGGGCGACGCGCTTGCGCGAGCCGGTCTGTGGGCAGAGACGAACGTCGAAGACGCCAACCCCAGCATGACGCCGGGTGTGTACGCGCCGCGGAACACGAAGCTCGATCTGCCGGCTGTGGATAGTGTGAAGTCCACGCGCGGACAGCCCGTTGCGAAGAAAGCTGAGAAGCAGTTCGCAAGATACGTGCAGCAGGTGGGCGACAGCAAGAAGCGCGCACGCAGCGTCGTCGATGAACTGGACAGGCTGGTAGAAAGTGGGCAGGTCACGGAGAACGAGCGTGACACCATGTTCGCCTCCATCCGCGACGCGCAGGACAAGCCTGCGGCCTACAAGGCCGTCGAGAAGTTCATCGTCTCGCGGTCGATGCCCGCCCCCGCCCCGGCCGCTCCGCAGAAGCAGCCGCAGATCCTCGTCGCCCCGTCCACCAAGCCGGACGTAGGCAATCAACTGCTTGTAGGGGAGCAACCCAATGTCAGCGTTCCAGATGTACCTGGACCCGGAGCTGGAGTCGGCAGTGATGCAGGGGGTGTTGTCGACGCAGGAGGCGTGGCTGCTCCAGGACGAGTACCTGCTGCAGCAGACGGAGTACGTGGAGTTCCCGATGGAGTACGTGCCCCTGCTGCTGCGCCTGCAGTTGATGGAGTGGGGCAGCCCAGCGCCCCTGCAGTAGTCCCGTCGCGTCGGGCGCAGATCACCCGCACCGTCAAAGAGCAGCAGCTCGTCGCCGAGCGGGCCAAGGAGCGCCGAGCCGTACTCGGCGGGGACATCGACTGGAAAGCGGTCAAGGACATCCTTGAGCCCGTCGACCCGCGCCTGCACCACGCTGTGCGTCTTGCTCTAGGTGTCGACGCGCAGTCGGACCGGCTTGACAAGGGCTTGACGAACCAGCAGGCAGCAGCGCGCGCCGGGTTGGGAGAGAACAGTGGCTCCCGCGTCAGCAACGCGATGAAGGCGTTGGGCCTGACCATGCAGGTGCGGAGGAAGTGGCTGAGCAGCAATGCGCAGGCCAACGAGCGCGCTGAAGGGTTGGACGAAACTCCGCCCAAGTCGTTTGCCGAAGAAGCCGCGCAAGAAGCTACGTCCATCATCGTTGCCGAGCCTGACTCGACTGCGGACTCCGACGAGGCTGTGGGCTCCGAGAAGAAGGGCGCAAAGTTTGCCGGCAAGACGGAGAGCAAGAAAGTCACTGCTCCGTTGGCATCACGCGCCCGCTACCGCGCTGCGGTTGAAATCGGCTTCGATAAGCTGAGCGACGCGCAGCTCGCCGATCTGTACATCTTCTCGCAGCCGTTCGTTGAGAAGAACGCGGCACAAGACAGAGCCGCGTTGCAGACTATCGTCACTGAACTTCGCCGACGCGAGAAGTCGCCCTCGTTCCGCAAGGCCCTGGAAGACGCGTTCGAGAAAGCCGCCCCGGACACGACACGCGGCGAGCCCCCGGCCGAGCAGGCAGACAACGAAGACGACAACCAGTACTCGGTGCAGGACCGTCGGTCCGACAAGCGCGATGTGATGCACACCGCCGAGACGCTGGAAGATGCGTTGACGGCGTTCATGCGCTCCGACACGTTGGGCAAGCGCGTCATCGTTGTCGACACCGTTGGCGATCTCGCGAAGTACTTGCCGAAGGCGGCCATCGACGAGCTGATCGCCAAGGAGAAGTCGGGCAAGAAGCCCGTCGCGTTCGCGCGTGACGGTACGGCGTACTTGATCGCAGACCGCATGCGCGTCGGCGCAGAGCGCGGCATCTTCCTCCACGAAGTCGGTGGCCACCTCGGCATGGAGAGGCTGCTGCCTGGGGAGAAGTTCACCAACGTCGCGCGGCAGATCCTGTCATGGTCGAAGCGTGAGGGCGACGGCCTGGAGACGGCGCTGGCGAAGCGCGCGGTTGCGCGCGTGAAGGCCGCCGAAGTCGGCAAAGGGCAGGGCGCGTCGGAACTCGTGGCCTACTTCCTAGAAGAGTCCGTCAACTCCGGCATCAACCCCACTGCAGCCAAGGCAGACGGCCCTCTCGGCGCGATGCTCCGCACCATCTGGCACGCGTTCAAGGTCGCGCTGCGCAAGCTCGGCGTCAAGATCGACACGCTCACCCCGCAGGACATCATCGACCTCGGCTACGGTGCGGCGCGCATCAACGTGACTGGCAAGTGGCACGGCACTGCAGCCAACGTCCACCAGTTCAAGAACGACTACATGGGTAGCGGCGAAGGCGGGCGAATCATTGGGTGGGGTCAGTATTTCAGTCAGTTGCGCGGGGTTGGAGAAAACTACCGCGACAGCGACGTTCGGAGGAAAAAAGCCAAAGGGATAAACGTCGCTGGCAATCTCTACACTGCAGACTTCAACATCGCCGACGACGAGTGGCTAGACTGGAGCAGGCTGGTAGACGAACAAAGCGGCCGCGTTCAGGGCATTCTTACTACCGGGCAGTTTGCCGATTGGGTGTCTGAGGCGGAAGATTGGTCAGGCGGCAACGTCGATGGCGAAGCGCTCTACAAGTACCTGAAAACCGTTGCAGGAGAAGGCGGGCTGCCCGACGAGCACCTGAGCAAAGCCGACAAGCAAAGGTACGCCGATGGCAACTTGCCGGAAGACGAGGCAGTGTCCAAGTACCTTGACTCCATCGGCATCAAAGGTATCCGCTATCCCGTTAACAGCACTCGCGGCGGCACCTACGAAGACGGCACCAACTTCGTCGTGTTCAACGACAAGAACATCCTCCGTGTCCTGAACAACCCGGAGAACAACACCAGCGAGGAGTCGCAGTTCAGCGAGCAGCTCGACGAGGAGATCCGCACCCCCATCCCCGACCGCACGCTTGCCGATCTGGGGCCCGAGTATGCTGACCTGAAGGGCAAGAAGCTGTCCTACGAGGTGCGGGTGGCAGAGACGGGCGAGACGGCGACCATGACAGCGGACGCGCAGGATATGATGCGCGAGCTGGACGAGCGCGAGTCGCTCATGAAGTCCATCATCGACTGCCTGAAGAAGTGAGCGATGAAGACAGTCAAGTCCCTCGCCGACCTGCACCGTCTCGCCATGGAGCGCGGGTCGACCGTCACGGTGTCCGGCAGGACCATCAACGCTGCAGCAGAGAAACTGCGTGTGCGCGCACCGCGCCTCGCGCCCACCGAGCCGGACCCCGAGCCGCCCAAGCAGCTCGTCGAAGTACCGCCGCCTACCCCCGTTCCTGCCGTCGAACCCGGAGTGCCGCGTGCCGAGGTGGACCGGCTGCTCGCAGAGCAGGAAGCCCGGTGGAGCCGACGCGTCGACGAGTTGACCGCGAAGCTTGACAGACTACCAGCAGCTCCCGCCGCGCCCTCGCATCCTACGTGGAACTTCACGCCGGAGTACGGCGCGGGGGGTGAGCTTGTCCGGCTTGTGGCGTCGCCGATGGGTGAGTCGAAGTGACCATCACGCTGCGCAGCGACAAGGGATCGCCGCTGACCCACAACGAACTCGACGAGAACTTCGTCGACCTGAACCTGCGCACAGCGCCCGGGTGGAAGGATCTCGTTGCGCCGGTCTTCGGGGCTCCGCTAGGCGCTGCCGCACCCGTCCTTGAGAACTTCGGCCCGGCCGGCACACTGCAGCGCAAGGAGTACGCCTTCGCCTTGAACGACTACGTGTGGCTGTCCCCGTTTCACGTCAACCACGACATCAAGCCGGGCGGGCTCGCCTACTTGCACGTTCACTGGAGCACGGACGGAACGCAGACCAACACAGTCAAGTGGGAGTTCAACGTCCAGCGGGCGCTGGGGCACAACCAAGCGAACTTCGGTGCCCCGGTTGCCTTGACCGTGACGCAAGCAGCGGCGGGTACGGCGTGGCGCCACATGATAGCCGAAGTGGATCTGGCGAGCGCAATGACTTTCACCGAGCCGGATGAGCTGCTGCTCGTGTCCCTGCGGCGCGTGACCAACGGCGGAACGAACATCACGGACAAGGTGTTCGGCATCCTCGTCGACCTGCACTACGAGTCTGACCGTGACGCGACGCCGTTCAAAAGTCCGTCGTTTTATGGATAGTTGAGAGGTACATATGGCCGTAACCTATACCAATGCCGTCAAGTGCGCCCGCATGGACGCTGTGACTACCGCCGCCGGCACCACGGCAGTTCTTGAGATCGGCACAGCCGCGATGGCATCCGTCCTGGCGACGATCTCGTTGAACAACCCCATCGCCGGGGCTGCGGCCGGGGCTGGCGTGCTCACCCTGAGCGGGTTCCCGAAGTCGGACACCAGCGCTGACGCTTCAGGCACGGCAGCAGCAGCGCGCATTCGCACAGCGTCGGGGGGCACGGACATCATCACTGGGCTGACGGTTGGTACGAGCGGGTCGGACATCAACCTGGACTCGACCAACATCACTGCTGGCCAGACCGTGACCATCAGCTCCGCGACCATCACGCACGCATAATCCATGACCCAAGCCAACGATTCCATTGCCATCACGCCTGGCTCTGGCGCGACGGTCGCAACTCACTTGGCGAACTCAAAAGAGTACCAAGTAGTCGCGCTTGCAGATGAGTCTGGGCATCTGCTGGGATCCAAAGATACCTGGTACGCGGCCACTGGGAACACGGCGCATGTTGCGGCAGCGAGAACCACGCTGGTTGACATCTTCAACGCCTCCGGAAGCGGTAAGACTCTGCGAGTTGTTGGTCTGTATGTGATTCCTGCTTTGGCGGCGGTGACTGGAGTAGGACAGACTTACGAAGTGATTCGCACAAGCGCGGTCGGTACGGGTGGTAGCACGATCACCCCGCAGTCTCCTTCCTCGGACACGACGGCGCTGCCGGCGCAGGTTACTGCACGCACAAAGCCGACTGGCGGGGCAACAACTTCAGCAACACTTCTCTACCTGAACGGGTCATCAGAAGAAACAAACCCGTACTCGGGTATGGCGAGCCAACTGAACCATATTCCACTGTCCAACCACCGCGGCCCAGCGTTGAACGGGCTGCTTCTTAAAGAAGGACAGGGGTTGAAGGTAGACCAGACTACCAACAGTTCGGTTGGCAACGTGAACGTCGTGCTGGTGTTCACTAGCGAGTAAGCCGTGTCTGTTCTGCTGCTGTTTCCTCCACCTCCTGGGGGCGGCAGCTCCACCGGGAGTCTGTCAGCCACTGAGACTGGCGCAGACACATTCTCCGCGTCCGGCGACGTCATTGTCGCGGGGGCGTTGGCCGTCAATGAGACCGGAGCCGACACTTTCGCAGCCAGCGGCACGGTATCCGCTTCAGCCATCACCGGGACTCTGGCAGCCACAGAGACCGGCTCGGATACGTTCGAGTCCACGGGAGACGTGCTTGTCTCTGGCACGCTCGCCGTTACCGAGACTGGCGCGGACACCATCACAGCTACGGGCACCGTGCCGGTTTCCGGTTCGCTGGACGCCTACGAGGGCGAAGTCGAGGACACGTTCGCCGCGACGGGGACAGTACCCGTCATCGAGATCGTTACCGGAGAGATGGCCGCCGTCGAGACTGGCGCCGATGAACTGGGTGGCTACGTCGAGACAGGGTACGTCGAGAAGGAGTACGTGCTACCCGGCATCAGTGGCAAGGTGCTGGTCCAGGGCGAGATGTCGGTGTCCGAGATAGGCGCAGACACATTCGCTGGCGCAGGCTCCGCGTTCGTGGGCCACCCAAACTTCGCGGGCGGCTCACAGCGTCTCAAGTCCTGGCGAACCGTACCGCCGCGTCGCGCTAGGAAGGTAGACGTTCTTGCGCAGAACAAGTTGATAATCGCAACTGCGGTTGCAGCGCTAACCGCGGGGCTTTTGGAGTAACTCATGGACATTCGCTCTTGCGTTTCAATCGCCACGAAGTTGCCGGACTCGGACCGCGACTCGCTGCTCGCGCGTGTCGATGAGTTGATGGCCGCGGGCGTTCCCGCCGAGAAGGCGCAAGGTATCGCTGCCGCCGACGCGTTGGCTGACATCCGGGCAGAGCGTGTGGAGATGGAGGCGCTGCTCAAGCAGCAGCACCCCAGCGTGTTCAAGGGCAAGGCATCGCCCATGCTGTACTCGGTGGAGGCTCCTCCCCACCTGCGCACGAACGTCGAGGCGTTGTTCAACAAGGAGACCGAGAAGCTCCCGCCATCGCTGCGCGCGTCGGCTCGGCATATCGTGAAAACGCTTCGTCACTGGCAGCGCAAGGCGCTCAACACCTGGACGTTCACGACGGACCTGCTCGACCGCGCAGTGAGGCTCGGGCTGCCTTCGGCCAAGGCGTACAGCGGCTGGCACAACCAGAAGGCGTACTTTGTCGGCGAGCACGAGCAGAAGGTATCGACGTTTGTCGACCGCTACGCGCAACTGCCGGATGCGATGAAGGGGCAGGAAGGTGCTGTCAACAAGCTGCTGTACGACAGCACGCGCGAAGGCAAGTGGGCGTTCAAGCCGGATTGGTTGGAGGAGGGGGATTACTCTGTAGACGCCGCTATGGCCGAGCGGTTCGGTGCGCTACCCAAGGACGCCCAGGACTTCGTGCGCGACATCTTCCGTTTCGGCAACTACACGCTCGACCTGAAAAAGCAGACGGTGCGGGATGCAGTCTCGTCGGAATACGACGCGCTGATCAAGGACGCCAAGGACCGCGACGACAAAGCAGCGGTTAAGCGCTACGAGAAGGACAGGGACGGCGCACTCAAGCAGTTCGGCTCGATACTGCGGCTCAGCGCCAAGACGCCCTACGCTCCGTTGAAACGGTACGGAAACTACGTCGTTGTCGCCAAGTCCCCGGAGTACGTCGCAGCAGAGAAGGCGAAAGACTACGAGACCGTCAAGAAGCTGCAGCGCAACGAGGCGCACTACTTCGTCGACTTCGCAGAGACCGTCGCGCAAGCGGAGCTGATGAAGGAGAAGCTGGACAGTACCGGGCAGTACGAGGAAGTTCGTCCGCGGGAACGCGAGCTGCTGCGCAACGAGCTGTACAGCGGGAGCAACACGCTGCAGGCCCTGGCCAAGCTGCGGGCCAACGTCGACGCCATGTACGGGCGCGGCGCGTCCCGTATGGACGCAGAACTCGACGAGAAGCAACGCGTGTCGGCACGCAAGCTGCAGGACATGATTACCGAGCTGTACATCCTGAC